CAATGCTTATATCGTTTTAGAAGAGGGCGATAAGATTCAAATTACTACTCAAAGTGCTAGTTCATTCAGTTTTATTGCTACTTTTGAACAAATAGGATTAACAAGAGCATGACCACATACCTTCAAGCTGTTAATGACGTTCTTGTTCGACTCAGAGAAGAGCAAGTATCTACTGTTACCGAAACAAGCTATTCCTCTTTGATTGGCAAGTTTGTCAATGATGCCAAGCGTCAGATTGAAGACTCTTATGAGTGGAACATATTGGGTACTACAGTAGTAGTTTCTACTGTTGCCAACACTTCCTCTTACTCCTTAACGGGTGCGGGACAGAAGTTCCGTGTTCAAGACGTTATCAATGATACGAATAACACAGCCATGACAAACATCCCGTTTGTTAACATGAATCGTTATTTGAACTTTGGGACTGTCTCTAGTGGTGTACCTTTGTATTATGCTTTTGATGGTGTAGATGCCAGTTACGACACTAAAGTAACTGTATTTCCCATTCCTGATGGCGTGGTCACGCTAAGATTTAGCTTGATCGTGCCACAAGCACCATTGACTGCTGATGCTACTGTGATTCTGATGCCATCTGAGTTAGTGGTTCAGAGTGCTTATTCTCGTGCTTTAGTTGAGCGTGGTGAGGATGGTGGTCTATCTTCTTCAGAGGCTTATCAGTTGTACAGGGCTATGCTCTCTGATTACATCTCTATGGAAGCTACTCGCTATCCAGAATTTGGCTCTTTTGAGGCTGTTTAATGGCTCAACCAATCGAAACATTCAGCATTAGCGCACCAGGCTTCTTTGGGTTAAACACTCAGGATAGCCCGTTGGATTTAGCTAGTGGTTTTGCTTTGGTTGCCACTAATTGCGTGATTGACCAGTATGGTCGTATTGGTGCTAGAAAAGGTTGGACAAGGGTTAATTCCTCTTCTGGAAATCTTGGTGCTAACGATGTTGGTGTCATCCATGAGTTAGTTCAGACAGATGGCACGTTAACAGTCCTATTTGCTGGCAACAACAAGATATTCAAACTCGGTGCTTCTAATGTAGTCACTGAGTTGACCTATGGGGGGGGTGGTTCTGCTCCTACCATTACTGCGAGTAATTGGCAGTGTGCTTCCTTAAATGGGATTACTTACTTCTTTCAAACAGGTCACGACCCAATCATTTATGACCCTGCTGTAAGTACAACTACCTACAGACGGGTTTCTGAGAAGACTGGCTATGTAGGGACTGTTCCTAGTGGGAATGTCGCTATATCGGCTTATGGTCGCTTGTGGGTGGCATCTTCTAGCACAGATAAGGTTACTGTTAGCTTCTCTGATCTGATTGCGGGTCATGTGTGGTCTGGTGGCACTACTGGTAATTTAGACACAAGTAGAGTTTGGCCTAATGGTGCTGATGAAGTTCAGGCATTGGCTGCTCACAATGGCTTCTTGTTTATCTTTGGTAAGAGGCAGATTCTTGTTTATCAGGGTGCGACTACTCCTTCTACGATGTCTATTTCTGACACAGTTGGTGGGATAGGTTGCTTATCAAGAGACAGTGTTCAGACAACTAGTTCTGATGTGATCTTCTTGTCAAACTCTGGTGTTCGTTCCTTGATGAGAACGATTCAAGAGAAGTCTGCTCCTGAGAGGGACTTGTCTAAGAATGTGCGTAATGACTTGATGAGTGATGTTGCTTCACAGACATTGGCAAACATTAAGTCTGTTTACTCTGAGAGAGAAGGCTTCTATCTGTTGACGATGCCTGTTACTCAGTCTGTTTACTGCTTTGATACCAAAGTTATCTTGCAAGATGGTTCTTCCCGTGTAACCACTTGGGACTCGATTACTCCGACAGCGTTAACATCTTTGAGAAGCGGTGCTGTCTACATTGGTAAGAATGGCTACATCGGTCAATATACGGGCTATAACGACCACACGAGTGTGTATCGGTTTCAGTATTACACCAACCATGCTGATCTAGGTAATGTTAACCAGACATCTGTTTTAAAGAAGATTTCTGTTGTCGTTATTGGTGGCACAAATCAGAACCTAATTATCAAGTGGGGTTTTGACTTTAAGACTAACTACTTGAGTGCCACTACAACCATTCCTGTTCAAGGTGTATCTGAATACAACATTGCAGAATACGGTGCAAATGCAACAGTAGTTGCTGAGTATTCAGATGGGGTTGCTTTGAATACTCTAAAAGTATCCGCTTCTGGTACTGGCAAGGTTGTTCAGACGGGCTATGAGTCTGATATTAACGGGGCACAATTGTCTATTCAAAAGATTGAAATCCAAGCTAAAAATGGGAAATTATCATGAGCGATTACACCAAGAGTACGAACTTTGCAACCAAAGATAACCTTACCTCTGGTAATCCCGCAAAGATTGTCAAAGGTACTGAAATTGATACTGAGTTCAACAACATTGCAACGGCTATTGCTACCAAGCAAGACTATGACGCTGATTTAGCCGCCTTTGCCGCTAAGACTGCTCCTAGTGGTGATGTTGTTGGCACGACAGATACTCAAGGTCTGACAAACAAGACCCTGACAAACCCAACTGTTACGAACTATGTTGAGAGTGTTGTTGACATTGGTACTGTAACAAGCTCACACACATTGGTGTTGACAAGCGGTACTGTACAAACAGCGACTCTAACTGCTTCTACTGCTTGCACATTTACGATGCCTACTGCTACTGCGGGTAAGTCGTTTATCTTGTTGTTGAAACAAGCGGCATCTACAGGTAATGGTACGGCTACTTTTACGGGTGTTAAATATAGTGCTGCGGGAACGCCAGTTGTTACTGCTACTGCGGGAAAGATGGACATCTTTTCGTTTGTTGCGCATGGTTCTAACTGGTATGGCTCTGTAACTCAAGGATACACACCATAATGTTTGCAGCTTTAAATTCCTTTTTAGCAGGGGCAGGCGCTAAGCCTAATGCTCCTACTGTAGGTACTGCAACTGCCACAGGGACAACTACGGCTACAGTTTCTTATACTGCTCCTGCCTTTGATGGTGGATCGCCTATTACTAGCTATACAGCAACTTCATCACCAGGTGGTATCACAGGAACTATCAGTCAAGCAGGTTCTGGGACTATTACTGTTAGTGGCTTGTCTTCAGGAACAAATTACACATTTACAGTTACCGCAACAAATGCTTTAGGAACTGGCCCTGCAAGTTCTGCAAGCAATTCAATATTGACTACACCTGTTATTGGTCAATCATTCCAAGGTGGCTACTATGGCGGTGCTATTTCAACAAGTGCCAATGGTGTTGCAACTCATTATTTGATTGTTGCTGGTAAATCAGCAGGTGAATCTTCCGATACTTATGGAATAAATGGTTTTGCAGACCCAACAAGTTTTATTGATGGGCCAACAAATTCAAGTACGTTACTTGCATCTGGCTTAAGAAATGCGGCAATTTTCTGCGAAGGTTTATCAATTGGTGGTTATTCAGACTGGTATCTACCAGCCTACAGTGAGTTGGTGACAATATATTATTATTTAAAGCCTTCAACAACTTCAAATGATACAAATGGTGGTTATACAGATTACGCTGTAAGCCCTCAACCAATAAGTACTTACAATTTATCAGGCACTCCCGCTCAAACATCTGTTTCTAATTTTCAATCTGGAGGCGCTGATTACTTTGAATCAAATACTTATTGGTCAAGTACGCAACAAAATGCTAACGCAGCATATACAGTAAGTTTTACAAATGGTCAGGGTAATGCAAGCTCTAAATCAGCGACACTTTTCATACGAGCAATACGCAGAGTAGCGGTATAAGGAAAAATCATGGCAGTATCTAGTCAAGACATTTTAAATTTTCTATTAGCCAACCAGGGCATGAGCGATGCACAAATCGTTTCTGCTATGGAGCAATATGGTGTGTCTCCAGCGCAAATGGCTACTGCTGTTGGTATTCCAGAAGGAGAGGTGGCGGCTCGTGTAGCGGCTGTTATTCCTCCTAACCAAACAGTAACTCTTGGTGACACCATTGTTCAACCTGTTTACCAAGTATCTGGCTCTGGAATGGATCAACAGATTGGTGGACTAGAAAACGTCATTACCTATAAAGCAAGTGATAACAAAGCTGGTGGTGCTTATACCCAATACACGCCTACTGGTGAAGTAGAGCAAACTGGCACACAACAAGAAGTTAAAAGTGGTCTAAAAGAGTTTGCTCTTGGTGCTGGAATATTGTTTGGTTTGCCAACTTTATTGAATGCTGGTGCTACTGGTGCATTAGCTACAGAAGGTTTAACACTTAGTGAATTAGGGCTAGGCGGCTCTGAACTTGGTGCTGTTACTAATGTGGCTGATGTTGTTGCTGGAACACAGGGTGGACTTCTTACAGGTGGTGCAGAAGCGGCTACAGCGTTTGAATTGGCTAATGCGGGCATTGCGGGTGGTGCTGCTACTTTTACTCCTGCTCAACTGGCTCTTATTGAAGCGGGTGCTAGTGCGGCTGAAGTAGCTGCGGCTGGTGCAGGTGGTTTGTTGTCTAGTGCAATACCTCCTACAGTTCCTCCTACTGTTCCCCCAGTAGTTCCTCCAGTAGTTCCTCCAACAGTACCACCTGTCGTGCCTCCTATTGTTCCTCCCACAGGAATTCCTCCAATAGCCACATCATTACTTACTCCAATAGCTAAAGGACTTCTTAATCCTGATACTGTTTCTGGATTATTGCAAACAACTGGAAGTTTGGTACAAAGCCAAGAGTCTAAAGATGCGGCTCAAAAGGCGGCTACTGATATTACTGCGGCTACTCAAGCGGGTGTAGCAGGTTCTCAGTTCCGACCAGTTGGAATGACTACTCGCTTTGGTACGTCTAACTACACTTATGATCCTGTAACGGGTCAAATGACTTCTGCTGGATACCAACTAAGCCCTGAAGCTAAAGCGGCTCAGGATCGTTTGGTTGGCTTGGCAGGTCGTGGTTTGACTCAAGCAGAACAAGCACAACAACAGTTTGCACCACTTCAAACTGGCGCACAGAACTTGTTTGGGTTGGGTAATCAGTACATCTCTCAATCTCCGCAAGATGTTGCACAAAATTACATCAATCAACAGATGCAGTTATTGCAACCTAGCCGTGAGATGGAATTAGCTAATCTGCAAAACAGATTACAACAACAAGGTCGTGCGGGTCTTTCTGTTGCTCAAGGTGGCTCATTAGGTGCTACTACTCCTGAGCTACAGGCCTTGTATAACGCTAGAGCGCAACAAGAACTACAACTGGCGTCTCAAGCTCAACAAGCTGGTCAACAGAACGTCTTGTTTGGTGCGGGTCTATTGGGTCAAGGCGCTACCGCAATGGGTAACTACTATGGTGGTCAACAAGCCGCCTATTCACCATTTACGAATGCTTTGGGACAAGTACAAGCCCTTGAGGGTGCGGCTCAACAACCTTTGACTATGGGTGCTAACCTTGCCCAACAAGCGTCTTTAGCTGGTGCTAGAGCAGGTGAAATAGGTCTACGAGGTCAACAGTTGTCTAGTGCTTACAACACTGGTGCTAACGCTACGTTTAATCCTTTTGCGGGAGTGTTAACTGCGGCAGGTAATCCTAACTCTATGTTTGGTCAGGCTTTTTCAAGTTTGTTCAATCCAACTGTACCGCCAGTAACTGCGATGAGTGCGCCCGCAACAAGTTATGGCGCTGGAAACTATTATGGCAACCAAGACGTTCTTGGTGTTTGGGGAACTTAAGGAGAAATCATGGCGACAGATATTGCAGGATTATTTGGCATAACGCCACAAGGTTTATCCCAACAGCGTTATCAGCAAGACCTTAAACAAGGTTATGAGTTGGCACAGTTAGACCCTGGTGCTGCGGCTCGTGCAACCCTTCAATCAGGTGTTGGTCAACTAGGTCGTGGCATTGCAGGAATGATGGGTGTAGAAGACCCACAGATGAAGCTCATTAGCGCTCGTCAATCAGTCATTGGTCAACTAGATCAAACAGACCCTGCTTCCTTGTTAAAAGGCGCTCAGATGTTGACCCAGATGGGCGATCAACAAGGTGCATTTGCATTGGCAGAATATGCCCGTAAAGCACAGAGTGAGATTGCTCAAGCACAACAACGTATGGCAGCGGCTAATCGTGAGCGTCAACAGGCAACTCCTAATGATATTCAGATAGCTAACGAACTTTCTACTTTGCAAGACACTCTCGACCAACTAAAGGCTCAACCTGCATCACCACAACGTGATCGTGCAATGAATCTGTTAACAACTCGCTATACAGAACTTCAACGTTTGACAACAAAGCCTGAGAAAGACCTGCGCTTTGGCACAGACAGAGAGTCTATTTCTGCTGAACTTTATGACAAGCCATTTGCCACATTAACTCCTACTGAGAGAGGAATTGTTAATAAGCGTGTTGAAGATGAGCAAGGTAGAAAAGCTGAGAAAGGCGCTGCTAAATTGACCAATGTAATGCCTGGTCAAGAAAAGTTTGCTGACATACCAAAGTTTAGAGCAGATGTACAGAAAACAATTGCTCCGCAGATTGAATCTGTTAATGCGGCAGATCAAGCATTACAGGCAATTAACGATTCAATTACAAAAAATAACTTTATTTCATTTAATGCGGCTCGTGTTCAATTGGCAAAAGCTCTTGGAGATAGCCAACTTAGTAGGCGTGATGTTGAGCAAGCGGGTGGTGATCCATCATTGTTTGGCAAGCTATTAGATTCTACGTCTACGCTGTTTACTGGAACTCCAACATTGGAAACACAGAATCTTATTAAGAATACATTGCAAGCGGTTAAAAAGGTTTCTACAAATAAAGCGACAAGAGAAATTGATGCACAACGTCAAATTGCTTACAGTACACCTGGCTATGATAAGGCTCGTGTAGATTTGGCTCTTAAGTTCCCAGAGTTTGAAGCAACTAAACAAGTTGATGTATCTGGTGATTTGGCGGCACAAGCTCGTGCTTTGTTGAAACAACGTCAAGAAGGTAAAAAATGAGCAAATTAGACCTTAATGCTTTATCTGACGCAGAATTAGAGGCAATTGCGTCTGGCAATATTTCTGATCTCTCTGACCAAGCCTTGAAGATGATTGCTTCTCAAGCGCCTGAAGCACCATCTACTGGCGCTGTGTTGGCTGAATCTGCCAGAAAAGGCTTTGCAAGTAGTGTTGGTACTACTTCAGGTCTATCAAACCTTATCTTTTCAGCATTAGAACGTGCTGGTGTAAATCCTCTTACTATGGGCATGAGGGCATCTGGCGGTACTGTTGCTCCTGCACCCACTACTGGTGGAGTTGTAGAGACTTTTAAAGCAGGTCGTCAACCTGTTTACCAAGGAACAATGCAAGCCCTTGGGACTACTGGTGTAGAGCCTCAAACTGGTATGCAAAGGATTCTTGGTCAAGGTGCAGAAGCTGTTACATCTCCAGAAAGCTATTTATTCCCTCCATTAGCCGCCACAAAGCGCATGGGTTTGTTTGGTCAAACAATATTGCGTCCAACTGAACAACAAGTTATTGGCTCTACTGCTGAAGCGGGTGGTCAGGCGGGTGAGTACATTGGCGAAAAGATGGGCGCTCCCACTACTGGTCGTGTTGTTGGTAGTGTTGTAGGCGGTGGCGGTGGTGCTTATACGCTTGGAACTCTGCTAAAAACTGGCCCAGTTCTTAATAAAGGATGGGATGCCGCTAAGTCCCAAGTTGATAAGATTCGTGGAACTATTCCTGAAGACGAGTTACTCAAGGATGTGGATAACCGAATCAATAATGTGTTTATTGCCGCAGGTGCTGCTGATCCAGCGTTCATGGAAACGCTTAAAAAAGCGGCAAGCGCACAGCAGAGTGTTCGTTTAAAGACTGCTGGTGGCGAAGCCGTACAAATGCCAATCAGTTCTTTGTTGGCAGACAATCCCGTCATTAACAACTTTATTCAGAGTTTGTCAGCGAAAGACCCAGTATTCAGGGCGCAATATGGCGCTCAATTTGAGCAAGCAAAACAGGCTTTAACTGCCAGTCAAATTCGACTGTTTGGCGATCCAACCAAGGTACGTGTTGATGTGTCACCTATTGATTTGGCTAAATCACAAGCAAGACGCACCCGCACTATTGACGAACAGATTGCAGATGCGTACAAAGACGCTACGCTCGATCCTAATGTGTTTGGTCAACGTGTATCTACATTGGTTGCCGCCAAAGAAGATGCCGCTTTAAAGTCGGTTAAACCGCTTTACACAGAGGCTTTTGACATTGCCAAACAAAAGAATGTTGAATTGCCAGCGTCTTCTGTTGACGACATCTACAACTTTGTTGCAGGTGAACAAGCCTCTGACATCTTTAAAACATTCCCCTCTATCTACAATCGTGTTCGTGGCAAGTTCCGTCCTTCTGAAGTCGCACCAAGCCCTATTCTTACGGCTGAAGGTAGGCCAATGACTGAGGGTGGGATCAAGTTTTCTGCAGCAACAGTAGAGGATTTGGACTCTTTAAAGCGTGAAATCAACAAACAATTGCGTAAAACAAGCGAACCTGCTGATATTCGATTGCTTTCTGAGTTGAAGTCTCGTGTTGGTGGACATATTGACAACCTTGATCCTGACTTTGTTCAGGCTTATCGCAATGCTGATGCTTCTTACTTCCAAAAGGTTGGTTTGCCATTTAATTCTGAGACATTAAAGGCTGTTGACCGCAAAAAGTTTGTAGAGCAAATTGCTCCCGCCATTATTGGTAATAAGTCTAATGTTGATGACTTTATCAGGGCCACTGGTGAAGATGGTATTCGTGTTGCAAGAGATGCCTTCTACGACAGTTTTAGTCGTGCGGCATTAAAGAACGATATTCTTGATCCTAAAGCGGCTAATAAATGGCTTGCTAAGAATCAAGGTGGCGTGTCTTTAGTGCCAGGCTTAAATGATGAGCTTCGTGCAGCCTCAAATAATGTTACTGCCCTTATTGCAGAACGTAATCGGTTGGATGCGGCATTTAAGCAAGTTGCTGGCGATCAAATTGTGAGTTCTGGTGGCTTTAAGAATCCACAAGAGTTAGTGTCCAAGATGTACTCTGACGTAAACTTTACAAACAAGTTTATGCAACAGTATGGAGCTAATAAAGACGCAGTAAATGCGGCTCGTTCTTTCATGTTGGATGACATTGTTCGTGCTGGCAGCCCTACTGAAATGCTTGGTGATAGGACTAAGGCGGCTGTATTCAACAGAGTGTTTGGCCCAACTTACGCACAAAAAGTTCAAGACTTTGCTTTGGTTTCTGAAAGACTCAATAAAGACTTAACTAATGTGCCATTTAAGGGTGAAACAGTGCCTAGAACGCCTATTGAGCAGTTAACTGGCATTCCTCCAGAGCAAATCATCTCTCGCATTTACAACCCTGTTTCTGGCCCTGTTTACGCTATTACTTCGTTGATGAGTAAATTCTGGGCTAGAAAAGCCTCGGATACAACAGAAGAGAAGTTAAAAGCACTATTGTTAAACCCATCTGATGCTGTAAAAGTGTTCCAAGCAGTTCAAACAAGGGCTAACAACTTTGACCAACAGAAGATTCAAGACGCTATTGCTGTTGGCAAGAAGTATGGAATTCAGTGGGTCGCTGATGCAGTCCAAGATTTCTCAACTGGTGCGGCTAGAGGCGCTGCACAACCTTTAATGGCAGAGTAATGAAAGACTGGGCTGTAGCATTCATTGCGGCAGTCTGTGTCACTGTATTTGTAGTATTTTGTAGTTACATCATTGTTTGGGCATTCCCATGATTGATCCAGTCACAGCTTTAGCAGGCATCCAGAGTGCCGTAAAACTCATTAAACAGGCTTCTAAGACTGTTGATGATGTGGCTTCGCTTGGGCCTTTACTAGGTAAGTATTTCAATGCTAAGAGTGAGGCTACAAAAGCCGTAGCAGCCGCCAAAAAGGGTGGCTCTAGCATGGGTATGGCTATCGAGATAGAGATGGCTTTGGAGGCTACTCGTGAGTTTGAGAAAGAGCTTCAAATGTTGTTCTTTCAAGCTAACAAGATGGATGTGTGGGCAAAGATTAAAGCCAGAGCGCAAGCAATGGATGTTGAAGATGCTCACAACGCTAGGCGAGAGAAAGAAGCGGCTGAACGTAAAAAGAAAATAGACCAAGAGAACCTAGAACTAAGTTTACTTATTGGTGGGCTAGTTTTAGCCCTTTTGCTTTCTGCTTATGGGATCTTTGAAGTGTTAGACCATTGCGCTACCAACAGGTGTGGTCGGTGAATGAATACCAGAAGAACGCTGACATGGCTTTTAAGATTGTTGGTGCTTGGTGGGCTACGAATTTGTTTTTAGATGTTTTGAAAGTCTTACCCAATTTTCTGTCAGACAGGATTGTGAACGCAATTCTTGAAAGATTGCCAATATGAAATATCTACTGCTTTTGTTGTTACTTACTGGTTGCGAAGAAAAATATCGGTATAAGTGCCAGAATCCTGACCAATTTCACGCACCAGAGTGCCAAAAGCCTAGATGTCTGTTTACACAGACTTGTCCAGAATACTTGGTAGCACCTATCTTGGAGAAAAAAGTTGACGAAGTTAAACCTAACAACTGAAGAGATTGAAGTCAGGGTCTGGGGCATTGTGGTGCTTGCTGTTACCCTGATTCTTTTCTTTATCGTGATTTCCTTGCTCTACTCAGTGACTTTTGTCACTCAGCCTATCAAAAGCATGG